CTTCTGAATCTTGCTCAACTGCAAGATATTCCTCGTTATCCTGCAAAGAGAAAACGTCAAGAAGTTCTTTGAGGTTGGTATCTATTGTACCTACCTTCTCCTGCAAAGAAGCTAAATCAGATTGAAGCTGAGAGATAACTTTCTTCAAGGCATTGACAGCATGAATTTCTCCAATGATTTGTCCGTCTCTTCTAAGACCAAGTACTATTTTATCGTCAGTAGTAACCCAAGCAGCAAAGTATTCTTCATTCTGAATAACATGATACATTTCATTGAGAGGATAATATGGCTTGCCAGTTGCTCTGTACAAACCAAACAGAACCTTATCTTCTGAATCTACTATTGCTTTAATAAACTCCTCATTTTCAATTACTCTGAATGGAGTATCTTGAACATTTCCTTCCTCATCCTTGATGGAAACCTTATCCGATAAACCGCTGAGTTTAGAATCCTGCTGCTCTGCAATCTCCGCAAGACCAGCGAGAGCACCGCCTACCCTCTCGGCTGTGTTCTCGCCCACCTGCGTAGCGTTCTTGACAGCTGTCGCCTGCTGTTTAATTTCGTTTATTGTTGCCATATTAGTCTCCTATTGCGTGAATGTGTGCTCTCGTTCCTCGCTGTGGCTTCACTTCCCCTTTCTGGGAGAATATCTTGAGGTATTCGAGTGCATCTGATAAATATCTTTCTGCCATATCCATGATGTCGTTGTACTGCTTGTTGCTCGAAACGTCTTGAACATGGTCTGAATAATCGTCTCTGTGGCGCATTCCACCTGCTCGGCTTATAATTGTGCCATCGGCACGAAAAAGCCTCGCATACGTGAAATAAGCGAGTGCTTTGCGTATTCCGCTGGTGTACTTCTGCACCTTGGTTTCTTCTTGGCTGCAATCTCCATTCTTCTTGGTGGTGTATTCGCCACCGTCCAGGAAAGTTGCAGGCTGGAAATCGGGCAATACTGAATCGCCCCACTCTCCCTGCTCGGTCGCTGCCTTGAACCGCTCCCACCCGATGGCTGGTATGATGTTCGCATCTTCGCATTCCCGAATGTATGCGTTCACATCATCCTCATCTAGGTGTGTGCTAGTCGGTCGTGCCAGTTCCCGGAACTGGTCTGCCGTGATAAGTTGTTTTCTCTGTTCTCCCATAGGCTCAATCAATCTATCGTGTTGTTCCCTGCCACCTCGCTGCTGATATACTTCAACGGCTGTAGCTTGGGGTCTAGGTTCTGAATGGCTGGGTCTTGCCAGTTCTTAAAAATCTTCTTGAAGGCTCGCTCGATGAAACGCTGCTCGGTCGTCACTTCGCCTGCATAGTATTCGTAAGCGTCCTGCATAACTTGTCCGCTGAATCCCAGCTTGCCAATACGAATTGAGTAGAAGAGTTCTTGATGGAACTGTGCGTAGATTCGCTCGATAACGCTGCTGTCGGTCACGCTGAACTCCTTGTCGAAGTTTTTTGTCGGGAAGGCGACAACCTTCGGCTCGTCTTCCTCGTTCTCCACCTCGACAGCAAGAATCTTCGCTGTGTTCTCGTCCCCTTGGAACTGCAAAAGGTCTTCATCGGAAATCATCTGTCCGCTCTCCACCTCTTCGCCTTCCTCGTTGAACTTAGGCACGCCCTTCTTGGTTACGAGCATACACGATACGAGGAAGTTGTTGCGGACGTTTCGCATCTTGACGTTACCCAGTCCCTCATCGGTCGAAATCTCCGTGATGGCAGAATCGTAGCTGGCTGTCGGATAGATGAACTTTCCGTCTAGGCTCTGCCACAGAATCTGTCCCTTGTAGCTGTCGATGCCGCCAGCGTTCTCAATCTGTTCGAGAACGATGTCCGGGTCGGGGTTGAAGACGTTGATGCGCTCGATTGTCTTCTCGTTCACCATCAACCGCTTTCCGTTCCTCGTTTTCTTCTGCTCCCAGTCTGGATGCAGCAAGACGTGCGCCACGTTCCCTTTGTCGTCCGTCTCTTCAAGGCGGCAATTCTCAAAGGGTACGTGGCTCACGCTCGACACCTGCCCTAGAACGTTGTAGTTAACATGAAGGGCAAAGCCTCCAAAGCGTGCGAGGTCTTGCGCTACGTTCCGGAGCAAATCGTCTGCCGTGTCCCCCTGCTGGTTCATCGCCAACGCTGCTAGAATGTCGCTATCAAAGCCGTAGCCCTCAATGAATCGGGCATATCGGTTAAGGCACAGCATTGCCGTTCCGCTGGCTTCCGTGATGCGTGCGAGGTTCTGCGGATAAAGATTATCATATCCGTATGCCTGCATCTTGAATCGGCTGACGTAGCCAATATCAACCCTTCGCTTTGGCTTCTTAACTGTCTTAACGTTCATACTGCTTGTGTCGTTTTACTTGTTGTTTTACTCTTCTTCCTTGCCTGCTTTCTCGGCTTGGTCGAGGTCTTTTTTCTTGTCGCTGCCTGCTGCTTTTTCGGCAGGATCTTTCCCGGTGGTATCATCTGCACCGCTGTCGCTGCCTGCTGGCGGCTGCTTGTTCTCGATGAGTTCATCACTGGGTATCTTCTGAAAGTAGCTTTCCATGTGTGGGTACTTCGTCAGATATTCATGCGCTACCTTGTCGGTCAGGTTCTCGTTAGTGAAAATCTTACCATGGTAGAAATCCGGGCAGGAAATGATGAAACCTGCCTTCATTGCGTAATTACATGTTTTTGGCATTGCCTTTTCTTTTTTGAGTTTTAGATATATTTCTATCAGAGCATCGTGGTAACACTGCTGGCAGGTTGTCGGAACAAACCGCTTCCGTGTTACCTCGAAATATAGAGATTCAATAACTGCCTTGTCGGTTGCATCAAAGGGACTGTCGAAACGTGCCTTCAACTCCTCGACCTTGACTGTTGCTTCCTCGTAGGTCATGGCTTAACCTCCTACGGCTGTTGTCAGACTGGCGTACTTTGCTGCCGTGGTCTCGCTGTCTGTGTCGAAGAAGAAGTAAGCTGCCTTCGGTACGCTCTCCTCTTCCAGCGTGATAAGCCAGCCGCCCTCCGTGTCGTCAGAGTACTTGTCGTTCTCGCCTGCGCTTGCCTTCAGTGCCTGCGCATATCCGAATACCTGGTACTCTGCACTTCCGTCCGCTCCCTTTGAAAGGTTGCGCAGGATGGTAACATACTTTCCGTTCGCTAAGCCGTCAATGATATTTGCGCAAACTTCGGGTGTGTTCGCCAGCACCACGATTGCCACGGTGTTCTTCCAGCTGTTGCGGTACGTACCAACGGTCAGTTCGGTCTTGGTTCCAGTGAATGGCTTGCTGCCTTCCTGCCGGATGGCGTATGCTTTCTTGCCAGTCTTCAAGACCAATGTTTTAATTGTATTGCCTTCGACAACGGACTTGGTGAAGTCAATGTCGTCTCGGTTGATGATAAGTCCATCGCCCTCCAGTCCCTTTGTTACTTGGTCTTCGCAAGGGATGATGATGTCCTGGGCGATAAGGCTCTCGCAAGTTGTTGCCATATTAATTCGTTTTAAAATTGTTATATCCCCAACACCGTTTTGTGGGTGTTGAGGACTGTCAAAAATAACTTAATACTAAACTGAAAATTTGGAGCGATTAGTAAGCTGCATGGATCATGTTCTCTTCGAGGAGAGCCGTGCCAATCTTACCGGTAGCGTAGAGATAGTTCCTGCGCTCCTTCTTGTCGAACCAGATGTCGAGGTCGCTGATGAGATTGTCTGCGTCTGTACCAATCATAAGATGCTTAGGGTTGCAGAATACCGCACGGTGTGGAAGGTTGACTGTCGTTGCGCCCTTCTCGTATGCTTTAATCATTCTGTCCCAGATGCCGACACGTGCAATCTTCACTCCGTTGTAGGTCGCTACTTCGAAGCCATCGAACAACTTCTCCCATGGCATAATGTCGTGGTAGGTCTTCTTGAGGTCGTAGGTCAATGCGTCAGCAAGCGAGCGTGTCATGAGCAATACGGCATCGCTGTCGTCAACGATACGTGTGTCTGCATCCATCAAAATGGTGTCTACAAGTGTAGTAGCCGCACCACTCTTGCGCAATGCAGAAATCTGCAATGCTGCCGTGGTCTCGCTGTTGGCTGCGATGGTGGTATGGTTCTTTGTCGCTGTGGCTGTAAAGATGCGCTTGAACAGACCATCGCAGACGTTGAAATTACTGACATCTAAGCCTGCCGTCAGCTTGCCGCCACCGCCACCTTCTTCACTTGCCAGTGTTGCTTCCTTGTCGCCAAGCCAGCCGAAACGCCAAATCATCTGCTCCATGGCTCGCTGGAGTGCATCTGCATAGATTGCCATAAAGTCGGTGCTGGTGAGGTCGCCAATGGCTGTACCAGTCTTCAGTGAATACTCTCCGATGGTTCCCTTTATTGCCTCGTAGCAAATCTTGACTGGGATTTCCCACTGTCCGAATTCCCAACGCTTCTGAGAGTTTGCGATACCCTTCTCCTCATAGGTAGGGTCGCAACCGCCACCCTTCTTACCGACCATTTCCATCTCTCCGAGAAGAGCGATAGGGTCTTTCTCTTTGACCTTCTGAATGTTCACGAATGAAGAGAAATCGTCATCGTTGTAGAAGGTTTCCTGCACGGCATCCTTGATGCTTGCGAGGTTTTCAGGCTCGAGTTTAAGGTTCTCGAGCTGCTGTTTTGTAAATCCTGCCATTATTTTCTTGATTTAATGGGTTAATACTTGGTTACTTCTTGCCCTTTTTGTGGAGCTTGGCAAGTCTCTCCTTGATGGCGTTCTTGCCTTCCTCGACTGGGTTCACGTTGTCGCCTGCGCCTTTGCCGCTTGGCTGTCGCTGCGCTGGCTGGTAGTGGCTGCTGTAGCCTGCCAGGACCTTCTCAGCACCGCCTGCCATCTTCACGGCATTCAGGATGCGCATGTCTTCCTTGCTCTTTGCGAGTTTCTGTGCGCCTGCCAGCTGCGCCTTGGTGTCGTTCAACTGCTGCTTGAGTGCTGCTACCTGCTGCTTCAACTTGGCTACGGTGTCGTTGTCGGTGCTTGATGCGCTGCCGCCTTCACCACCTTCACCGCCCTCATTGTCGGTGTTGTCTGCGGTCTGAATGTCGGTAATTACACCGTCCTCGACAACAATTGTCTTACCGTCCGGCATCTCAAATGTACCGTCCGGACTTGCCTTGTCGCCAACTTGTGGATCTCCCTCTTCACGCTCAACGGTCAGTGTCTGTCCGTCCGCTGTGTTGAGTTCCATCGCCTTTGGCTCTGCCTTGGCTTGTGGCTCTGCCACCGCCTGCTCTGCTTCCTCCAGTGTCTTCACGCCCAACTTGGCGAGAATCTGGTCGAGGAGAGAAGCCTTTACTTCTGTTTTCTTCTCCATTGCTTTTGGATTTTGTTGTTTTGAATTAATAAAATTTTCTATGTTGCGTTTCGATGCGCTTGCGCTGAGTGGTACAATGGTGCTGCTGATAAGACCTAGGCGCAAAGCCTCGCTGGTGTTGATGAAGATGTCCTTATCCATCAAGGCTTGTATCTCTTCCCTATCGCACTCGCACCGCTCTACGTATGCGTCCACCATCATATCCTGCCACATCTGCAATTCCTCGCTCTGGTTTTTCAAGTCCTTTGCGTTCAGCTGGTCGCCTAAAAGGTAGCCAGGAACATATGGGTTGTGCAGGAGGAAGGCAGCGTTCTCGTATGCCTTGCGGTTCTCCTTTGGTGCTGCAAGCATGATGATTGTTGCCATGGATGCTGCCTTGCCCTCAACGGTGCAGGAAATCTTCTTTCCGCTCTGTCGCAGTCGGTCGTAAATCGCCCAGCCTTCAATCACAGAGCCGCCATTGCAGAAGATGCGCATATCGATTGAATCATCGTCTTTCGGTATGCTTGCCGCAAAAGCATCTATATCCTGGAAACATACGCAATCGCCTCCCCACCATTGATACCAGAACTTATTGTCTTGGCTGTCGATGTCGTTGTATATTCTGAGTTTTGCCATTGAATCGTGATTTTTTAAGTTTTAAAACGCTGCAAAGATACGATATTTTTCAATATGTTTATCTCGTAAGCAGTTAATTTTTCTAAACAAGCCCAAAATTTGCGCTCTAAGCGGCTTTTATTGCCTTGAGTGTGTAACTTTACCACCTTTAAGCAAAAACCGCTCAGAACGCAAATCTTAAAGAAATAACTACACTTTAAATCCTGCCGATATTCTCTATCGTCTGCACTCTACGCTGGGTTCGGTTTATTTCCTCAACGCTCACTACTGGCTGTGGAGCCATCTGATACCCTCTTGCTACAGCTGCCGCCAGCATATCCATACCGATGTTGCTGCCTCCGTTGTTTACTACGATAGGAACGCCACCTCCTAGCTGGTTGAATGCGGATAATATCGGACTGAACATTGAAGTAGCCTTGGCGGTCATTACGCTCTCGCCATTACTAAGCCTTGCCGGGATGCTGTCGCTCGTTCCGGTTCCAGAGCCTTGGACGTAGCCACCAGTGGAGAAGCCCTTGACTGCTGCCTTGGCTGCTGCAAACGCTGCCTTGATTAAAACAAGCTTGGCTGCTGCACTTGCAACTCCTGCCCATCCACCCTCTGCAATGCTAGTTGCAAGAATTTGCACATAAGTCGCAGTCATCTGCTTCTCTATCGCATCTAGGTAGGTTGTCAGCATGGTTTTGAGGAAATTATGGAAAGTCAGATCCTGGCTCTCGAAAAACGAAGATAAACCATCACCGATTGCCCCGATATAATCGGCTATCATTTGGTTCTGTTCTTGAAGTTTCTGTTGCTTGTTTTTGTTTTCGTCAGCTTGCAACTGCAAAGTCGTATCGTGTAGTTCCTGCTGTAGCTGCTTCTGTGCTTCAACATTCTCTTGTGTCGTTGCTAGCTTCTGTTCTAGGAAAGCCTTATACCGCTCCAACTTGGCTGCGTTGTCGTTCTCCTCATCGCTAGTGCCACCACCCAATATATTTGCATCCTTGCGTGCCTTCTCTGCGTCCTCGAACTCCTTGTTGAGTTCGTCCACAATCTCTTTTGCTTGGTTCTTCAAGTCCGCTTTCGCCTTTATCATGATGTCGAGAAGTTTTGCCTGCATTTCCTGCGCCTTTTCCGCTCCGATTTGCCCTGCCGCCACGTATGCGTCAATGCTTCGTGCCACCATGTTCTTCTCCAGCTGTTCGAGGTCGTTGCTGTAGTCTCGCTCGTTGTCGTACATACCTGCGAGGTATCGCTTCTTTGCGTCCATGACTTGCTCGTTGTACTTATACTGGATAAGCGCAATCGCTTCCTGCAATTCCTTTTCCTGCTTCTTCCTGCGCTCGGCTTCCTCCTTTGCCGCCTTGTCGGCTGCTGCCTTCTCCTTCTTGGTCTTAGGGGTAGTGCTGGCGATATTAGTGCCGTCCTTGAGCTTTGTATTGTCGGTTGTGGCGGTCGCCATGGATGGTGCATCTGCGCTGACAGGTATCTTGATGTTAGCATGGTTAAAAGTATTCTTCATGCCACCCACGATAGCATCAGCCATTCCGCTGCCGAATTTCTTCAAGTCTCCCCAAGCCTCCTTCACTGTATTGCCAAGACCCGAAAAGATGGAGTTAAAACCGTCTCGCATCTTATTCACGTCAAAGGAGAAAAAGCCCTCAAACATCTGCAACAGTCCCCTCACTGGTCTTGCAACAAGCTTAATGGCATCTATGATGATGTTGAAGGCAAACAAGGCAACCTGCCAGACAGACTTAAACGAAAAGCCTATCAACTGAATCAATCCCCTAAATGCCACGCTTTGGTTATAAAGGTTGATGATTGCCCTCAATAGTTTCGTTAGATGGTTGCTCACGAATGTTGCCGCCTGAGCCTTCATCATTTCGAAGCCGCCACCAGTAACGTCAAAGAGTGCACTTGCGGTATCCTTCAAACGCTTGTTGGCTTCCACCTGCTTTTCCTGAGCCTTGGCAACATCACTGGATTGTTCCTTGACCTTATCCATGTTCATCTCAATGTCTCCGAGGGTCTCGATGTACTTTAGACCTGCATCCTCGCCAGGACCTCCAAATATATCTGCGATGGCTTTTCCTACCTTGGCTGAAGAAGCAGGGTACTCCTTTAGCTTGTTTCCGACCTCCTGCATGATGTCAAATGTGGTCTTGCTACCGTTTTGCAGTTCTTTCTGAACTTTCTCGCTTGATATACCTATGCCATCCAATGCGGCTGCTGTTGCGGTGGTCATCTCTCGAAGTCTAAGATTACCCTCCTTGATGGTGTCAAGACCCTTATCAGAGAATATTCCCTGCTTGGTGGCGTTGGTTGATATAGCCACGAATTGCTCAGCATTCAATCCAGCTTCCTTTAGGTACGTTGGGTATTCCTTCACGTTCTCTAGGAATTCATCACTAGCATTCGCACCAGCCACAAAGCCATCTTGCAAGAGCTTTAGCGATTCTGATACACTGATGCCAAACTGCTTGCTCATTACATTTGCGGATTGCAAGGTTTCGCCAAAATCAACGGAAAACGTCTCGCTGATTGCCAAGGCTTGATTTCTCACTGATTTCATTTCGTCACCGAAAAGCCCAGTGAACTGCATGGTCTTGCGTGTGGCTTCCTCTATGCCCTTGTTGTAGTCATAGAACCATTTGAAAGCCATTCCGACACCAGCCACACCTGCCATGGCGAGGAAATAAGGGTTGGTCAATAAGGAAAGAGCCGTATTTTTCAACGCGCCAAACTTCACCCTTAGGTCTTCCACAGACTTTCCCATTTCCATAACCTTTCCGATTCCAGTATCATCAACAACATCAAAACCGAAAAACTCGGTATTCTGTAGGTCGTCAGCCGCCTTCATCATTGAATCGTAATAGCTGCCGACACTGCGCTGAAATCTTCCTGTAGCCTCCTCAGCATCTTTCAGTTCCTCTATTAAGTCTTGGATATGCTCCTGCATCTCCTGCCCCTTGGAACTCTCACGCTCGGCACGGCTCATCTCATCGTAAGCCTTGGTGGCGTTGGATAGCTGGGCACGCAGCTGTTTCAAGCTGCCCTCCTGCTCGTTCTCTGTGCGCACGTTGTTCTGGATTTCCTTCTGCAGGGCACGCACGTTGTACTGGTACTCCTTGATGGTTGCGTTGATGGCTTCCGTCTGCACCTTCATTTCGTTTGTCGTGATGGTCTTGTCTTTTTCCTGCTGCTGCAAGTCCTTGATACTTGCCTTCAACTGGTCTATCTTTTCCTTGTATCTGATGATGCCATAGATTGCATCCTCGTACTTGACCTTGATGTCAAGAATCTGCTGTCTATCTTCACTTACCATAGTTCTTTCTTTCTAATTGTTCAACTCTATCATTGTAACCTCGCAATATCCGCTGTTTGTTGTCTTGATTTCGAGAACTGCGAAATATGCGCCATACTGGGCAAGGTATACTGGCTTCGTTTCGTCAAAGTTCAGTATCTCCAAATCGGAAAGGTTGAACCGCTCCACAATATGGTGTGGGTTCGCCACCGTCTTTCTCAACTTTTCCAGCTTGTTGTCGAAGATGTCCTGAAGGTCGATGTTGAAAGCCAATTCCGCATAGCCGGCATCGTTCTTCGTCAGGTTCACAATTCGGTCTTTACATGCCTTGTATTTCGTTGCGACTTGTCTGGTGTACGTTGTGTTGTTAAACGTGGATTGCTTGCTTTCCCATTCGTATATCGGTATGCGGTTTCCGTCCGTGGCAGCAAATGGTAGCGTACAGACGTCTTGCGTATACTCCAGCGTCTTGTTGTCTATAGTCATATCCGCATCGTGCTGCTGGTATACGGTGTCGTCTTCCTTCCACTTGTAGATATTATGCTGGCAGTAGTCCTCTACGCTGAAATCGGTCTGCCTTGGATGGTTGATTGCTTCGCTCGGGATGAGCTTCTTCGTCCAGTCCACCGCTTGCGCCTTGGCTTTCCAAAGGTTCACGATGTCTGCAAACGTAAGTGTTCCACCGATAAACCGCTGGCTTGGAAACGTTGATGTCAGAATGCAGATACACTTCAGGAAATCCGTTACCTTGATGTCGGGCAGGTTCTTGCCGATAGGGAAATTACCTCCGTAGGGTACTTCATCGCTCTGCTTGATGCTGGCAGTCAACCGTCCGTTGTAACACTTCAATCCAATTAATGCCTGGTTTTTCGGGTGCTTCATTTCAAAGGTTACGATGTCGCCCTCTTCCAAATCTATCTCCCCTCGTCCTGCTACAAGGTGTATGAATCTGCCGTTTACCTTATCCGATTCATAATCGGTCACATATTTTCTAGAAGTCTCATCCTGCTGCAACCCTGCAATATATAGAGTTTCCGTCCAAGTTCCGTCATCGTTCTTGTGTTTAACCTTCATTTCGATGTAATTCGGTGGATATGAGTAGAATGCCTGCGACTCAGTACTCCCCTCTCCAAAACTCCATGATTTGTGTCCGCTAGGAGTTACTTTCGATGCGTCCCACGACCAGTTCATCTGAACATCAAAAATCATCTTGCAGGCAATCTTAACATTCAGCTGGCTGTATCTGTGCCCAATCTCCAGTCCATCGAATACCTCCGATAGGCTCGTCGGTTGGAAGTCGAGAATACCAAGGCTCTCTGTATGAAAAAAAGTGCCCTCAAAGCTGCCTACAACCGTCTGCGCATCTGCCTTCCTTGTAATCAATGGTACAGCAAGCCCCTTTATGATTTCTTTCGCTTGATTGCTCCAGCCGAATTCCACACCAGTCTGTGCCGTGATGAGGTCTAGGATATACTTTGCCGTCACGCTTGGCTGGATTGTTCCATTGCCCCAGGAACTACCAGAAGAGCCACCTCCACCAAAAGAGCCGTTTCTTTCAAACGTGCCACTGCTCGCTCTCGCATTGTTCTCCGTCTCGCTTTTACTCTTAACAAGAATAGTCGTGCCAGTGCTGTATGCTTTGATGGCGTTGATGATAAGCCATTCCGCTGTTGCTGGTGCTTGCAGGTCTACATCGATAGGCATGCTCCCGCTCGTATATTTAACGCTGTACGCTCCTCCAGCCTGCACTTGGGATAACTTACCGTCCGATAGATAATAAGCCGCCACAGCCGTGCTTAACGCCATATTTATCATCTTATCTACCGAAGGCTTGATGTATACGAGGAGACCGGAAGGTTTACTCTTTACCACGCTGAACTCTGTTTCTCCGGCTGCAACCTCATACGTTCCCCATGGTGTTGTCTCTCCGGTCTCCTTGTTCAGTGCTCCGTATTCGACAGAGCCAGCCTTCTCTGCTCGAACCCTGATAGATATTGTCTCCATGGCAACGCTCGTTTCGAGATTGGCGATGCACGCTCCTGCACTCACGAACATTCCGAGCATAGGATCTGGAGCTGGTAGTACCGGATAAGTCTCTTTTTCTGTCTTCCCGGCATCATCGGCAAGGCTAATAACGTTCTTGTTGGTGTCGAGTATTGCCCATGTCCGGAATTGTCCCTTGCCTAAAACCTTGCTGATGGTGGCTCTCATTCCAACCTCGAAAGGTATGATTGCACACTGGTATGTCTCATCGGTCAAAACCTCGCCCGATACATACTTTCCGATTTCTGTTCCAGTTCTTATCTTACCTTCAACGAGTGAGTATGTCGTGTCACTGTTCCCTCCCAAGCTGCGGTCGTATCCATACCATTCATCGCTTGATGTCTTAGCCACTGCCGTTTCGTATCTCCCATAGAATACTCCATCCGTTATTGCCTTCTCGTAGGTGTCGTAGCTGTTGTTTTTGGTGAAACGCAGATACTTCGTGCAATTCAACTCGTTCAGCTTCAGGTCGGACGATTGCAGCGTTGCCAATGCCTGGAACAATCCCCAATAAATCGAAATTTCGATGGTTTCCTTAACGCTCAGAACGCTTGCCCTTCCGCTGTGGATAATCTCCAAGCCGTTGCGGAAATAACGTGCTGTGTGGAAAATATAGGGGTATTTGCTGCTGGTGCTCGGTTTCCCTGCAAACTCCAGCACAGCCATATTGTGCGCTGTCTTGGGCAGGTTGATGGTGTATGTCGTGTTGGCGGTCATTTTCGTAATATCGCGAAAAAGATTGCTCTTGATGTCTAGCGTGATTGCTGATTCATCGCTCATATCCATAAGAACACCGTCTATGTATAGTTGCTGGTCTGTCATAGCTGCTGAATCTGTGTATTGTTAATAACTAGGTTGCAGACGAAATCCTGCAACTCTGCTGTTGTCTTGGTGTAGGTTCCTGCCTTGATTGTCACACTCTGCCACTTGTCGCCACCGAGGTACATATCCACGACCGGGCTGCTGGCTAGGTCTTGCAGGAAATCGAACGTCTCGCTGTCTACAAGCGGGGCACAAAGTGGTATGGTGTCCTCTCTGCCGTAACCCTGCCTTCTGCCGTTTGCTCCGAGATAGCCGAATATCGTATCGTCATACTCTCCGAGGTTGTTACGTACAAAGCTGGTGTCGCTGCTTATCGCCCTGCTCTCATCGCCTTGCGTGAATAGCCAGTAGCGATAGAAGCCGTGACGGTCAACCCAACGCAGGTAGATACCCTTTTCCGTGTTGTCGGTCTTGATGGATGCCAGTTCAGTATACTTGCTGCTTGTCTTTAGATAGAACGTGAAATCAAAGGTCGTGTCGAAAGTCGCCTGCTGTATCTTTCCGTCATAGTCCTTGATTGAGTAGGATTTCGCTCCTGCCTTAAGAACCTTGCTGGTAATCTCGAAAATGCCCTGCTCTGCGATGTCCAGGTGCTTATTCGTAACCCTTCCGTCCGCATACACAAGAAGGCTGGTTTCCTCGTTGATGTATAGCCCGAAGGAGAAGGGAAAATTCGTGAACCATGTCAGCTTCTTGTTTGCGTTCCACGTCTCTCCTGCCCTCATCGCTCCCCAAACATAGAAGGTCGTATAGCTGAATGTCGCAAGGTCGCTCCCCTCGCTGTTCTTGACCTTCAGGGAAACATCGAACGCTGCCCCGAGGTTGCTCTTCTGGCTCTCCCTGCTGTAGTCAATGTTTCCGAAGCTGATGCCATCGAAGAGTGCCTGCACATATTCCCGATAGTCCATGATGCAATTATCTGCAAACGCTTCCACGCTGTACGTGTACGTCTTGGTCTCCCTGCTGATGGTTGCCTCGATGCTCGCAACACCCGAGCCGCTCGCCTTGATGATGCAAGGCAAGAATGCGAATCCTACAGCGTCAGGGTATTTAATCGTGATATTGTTGTTCGTTGTCTGTCTCATACCGTCTCATTGTTTATACTTCCCACCGAAAGGTGGATTAAGAAAATAAGTCGCTGTCCGAGCCGCTTCATCGTGTCGGGCACAACATTGCTGTATACGTCAGCCCTGCCGCCCGTCCGGTGCAGTTTAGAACCCTTGTTGGCGATGGTGTGGGCGATGGCTCCTGCCATGCTCATGTCGCCACGCTCTTGTGGTGTATACTTGTGTGCCCGGTCGGTCTTGTAGGGTATAGGTGTGCCGTGCAGCCCTTTGTCTTTCATCCACTGCCGGATGATGCTACGGAAGCCGTATGGTATCTTTCCTGCCCTTCGTCCGGTCTCCAGCACCCCGAATGGCTTGTGTCCCCAAAGGATGGTTTCTTCCTCGCTGGGCTGCTCCACCTTTAGGCTTGCTATCGTTCGCCCTGATGCGTTCTGTCCGTTGATACGAATGTGGTTGATGATAAGCTGCCGTGCTCTCTCCACCTCCTCACGCATGATGAGCGATGCCGCCTTGGGGTCGAATTGAATGCCTCCCTTGCTCATACCTCACACCCTCCTATGCTCTGTGTCAGTTGCAGGGAGTACATTACGCCCGACACGATCGTGCTCAAACGCTCGATGATGGTCTCGTAGTACTGCTGCCCTTCCAGTGGTTCGAACTGGTGCGACTGGTTGATGGCTCGTATCATCCTCGCCCCTGCCACCTTCATTCGGTCGATGCACTCTCCGTTGTCTTCTCCTTCCGCTGCTCTCGGTACGGTGTCGAGATAAGCCAGGGCAACGTTCACGGTGTCGTATACTCTGCCGTTGCGTATCTCTGTCGTGCCGCTGGCTGGGATGATGCAGACGATTGCCGGATAGTTCAGTTTCTCCAGTTTGGTGTCTGCTGTGTCCCAATCCTCGAAAAGGTAGGTGTAGTCTGGCAGCGTGTCTGCTGCCAGCTGCTTTAATGTTTCTCTGATTGTTGCCATAATTATCTAGATTTACGTTTCATTTCTTCCGCTTGCAACTTCTGCAGGTTTCGTTCGTACACGCTTCTCTTGTTGTCCATTTCCATGCACTTGTAGATGCGAAGCCATGGTGTTTTCAGAACTTGGTCGTGGTCGCTGATGCCCATCCTTACCGCATACCAGTCCAGCATGCCGAATAGTCCGAACCGCAGGGTATCGATGCCTGCCTCCTTCTCCAGTCTCGTTGGCTTCGCTGTGTCTGTGCTCTCGAAGAGCTTGTTGATGCGCTCGACCTCTGCTGTTACCCAACCGATGAGCATAACGACATCAACCGCCCTAGCCTGCTCCACTTCCTTGTGGCTCAGACCGAGGACGGTTGTCACTATCTGATACAGACTTTCTTCGCTGTCTGATAGCTGGGAAAGGTCAATCAGCTGCCCGATGGAAAGCTGGTTGAGATTGCCGGGCACTTGTTTCCCTCCGACAAACGCTGGTCGTGGCTGCTTGCCGATTTTGTAGCTGGTGTGCCTAGCAACTGCCAGCCAATACTTGAATGTCGTGTTCTTATCCATACGCTTTATATTTTTTGTCGTTATCTTTGCCTTAATACGTGCGCCCTAGCCGTTCCGTGGCTTGCTACGGATAACTTCTTCAAGGCTACGTATCGTATTGCGTCTATTCCGTGATTAAATGCGTCTATAGGCTGGTTCGTGGTCTCTCCATCCCTTGACTTCTTCCACTTGTATTGCTGCATGTTCCCGATGATGCCGTGGCTGCGTCTTGTTATATTGATGCGAAAACGCTTCAAAATGTCGATACCGTTGTTGATACTGTCCGCTCCCTTGGTGCTGCCGATTATCCACAGCCCTCGGTTGTGTATCTCCTGAATGCTCTTAGGCTCTGCCGAATCAGCAATGATAAGGTCTCGTTTCGTCCGTCCTTGTTCCTTGCATCGGTCTGCGATGTCATCGTTCGTCATTCCAGGCTGGTAGATTTCTTCGTCCACCCATAACTCTCCGTGCGCCAATATAACGTGCTCCAGCGCAGTTGGGTCGTTGGTGAATCCGAAGTCCATACCCCTGCAATCCATCTTCCACTCCTCCCTTGGTGGCAGCTTGTCAACGATGCCCCAGTTGGTGAAAATAAGCCCGGTTATCTTTCCGGTCAGTCCACGCGCATATACTCGCCACAGTTCGGGGTCATCAATCTCTTCAATTTTCTTGTGCTCCTGCTCTGTCAGGAATCGGTTGTTTCGGTGGTCGCTCAGTATCAGACGGCAGTCATCCCTTCCGATGATGTTGTTGTGCACCCAAAACCTTGCGCTTGGGTTGTAGTCGATGAATACCTGCTTACGTGTTCGGATGGCAAGCTGCCAAAACACTTCGTATGGCACACCGTTCGCCTCGTTCACGAACAGATAGTCTCGCTTACCGTTCTTCGCATCCTGCGCATCTTGGTAACTCTTGAACTCGATGATTGAGCCGTTCTTTCCTCGGTAGCTGCTGTCGCTCTTGTTGTTTTTGAACCAGTCCAGCAACTCTGCCCTTGTGTGCAGGATAGTGTCGAGGTCTCGCATGGCTCCCACTTTCAAGTTCGGGAGGTCTTGACCGCACACCGTGATAATTGCCCTGGGGTGTTCAAAAGAAAGCACTATAAGACGCTGCATGATGGTGTATGTCTTCCCCGAGGACGTGCCTCCTTGGTTTACGAGAAACCTTGGCTTCACGTCCGCATTCGGATCATACAGTTCACCAATAACGTCAAATAGTGCCATTCTTTCAAACAATAAAAACTTAAAACAAAATTATGGTAAAAAAAATATTCTTCGTTCAATCCCTCACGCTCGATTACTTCCTGCTCGCTTGATGCACACTGGTGTCCAGAGTTGATGTATCGTACCTCGATGCCGCCTTGGAAGCCTGCGTTCAGGTCGAGCACGACCTTATCCAGTCCGAGCAGCTTGCAAATCTGCGTTTCTGCCTTGATGATGATGTCGAGGTAGCGTGGTTCTCCGAATCCTCGCTTCTCGGCATCGTACATTATCGCCTTAACGGTCTCGATGGAAACCTGCCTCCCTCGCTCATCTAAGACTGGCTGTCCCTGCTGGGTCGCTGTCTTTTCGTGGTAGTCTTCCTTGGATTTCTCCCAGGCATCCCAGGCTTCACGTATTACCAGCTTCAACCTTGCCACCTCGCTGGTTATCTTTTCGTCTGTGTCGGTCAGTCTCTCTTCCCTCCACTCCTTCAATAGCCGCTGAATGTCGCAGTGCGCTTGATTGTATTTCGGTCTGTCGAGACGCTTGCGAACCTCTGCCGTGATTTCTCGCTCCGTCCATCCTCTGCGGTATAGGGGTGCGATAATCTGCAGGCGGTTCTCGATGTCGATTTTCTGTGCTCGATGCTTATTGTTGTTACCTTGTGGCATATTTTGATTCCTTGAAATTTATTTGATTTTTTATAAAAATTCTACTTGAAAAACTTGCATATTTCAAATAAATTTCGTATCTTTGCAAACGTAATAAGGGAAGTGTCCTTACTTACTGAAACCCTCCGAGGATGAGGGAAAAGTAAAATGAAATCCCAAAGTCTTATGAACGTACTGAAAATTTCATTAAAGATTTGGAAAATAGAAATCTTATCATTTACGATTAGATTATTCTAAGTTCCAAGGGGTGGTGCTCGAACCACCACCCCACTTTGGGATTTCGTTTGCAAATTTACGAATTAATTTTCATATCACCAAATTTTTAACATTATGAGTACTACGAATGAAACTACCTCCAAATCTTGGGGAGGTGCTCGCAAGGGTGCAGGGCGAACGAAGAAATACGCTGCAACATTCTATTTCGGTGCTACCGAGGACGTGGCTAACATCTTGGCAGGGGTCGATAAGAAAGACCGCAGCGACTTCATCAACCAGTGTATTCTCAAAGCGATGGGCAGGGGTTAATCTCCTGCCTTTTTCGTTTCCGCTCCCTTGGAGTTATTTTGTGCGAATTTTGCGTGTGTGCCGCTCTTTCCGCAAACTGGTGTAGTTTATCAACCTTGAAGAGAAAAGCCGACACATCGCAACTATTCGACCTGCTTCTTAAATTCGTCTATCTTGACTGCTTTCTCGCCAGTCAGCTTTTCCCATCTGGCAATGATAACATCGCAATAATGTGGGTCGAGTTCCATCAAGAACGCATTGCGGTTTAACTGCTCGGCTGCGATAAGCGTAGTACCGCTACCACCGAAGCTGTCGTAGACATTCCAGCCTTCCTGCGATGAGTTCTGAATAAGGTATGCGAAAAGTGGAATAGGCTTCATGGTCGGATGTTCAACACTCTTTGTCGGTCTGTCAAACTCCATAACGGTCGTCTGCTTTCTGTCGCTAAACCAATTGTGGCTTGCTCCCTTCTTCCATCCATAAAGGCAAGGTTCATGTCTCCATTGATAGTCTTGCCTTCCTAATACCATGGAGTTCTTTACCCATACCAAATTCTCACGTAGCTCCAAATCTTTCGTGCTCATTAGAGCCTCTCTGAACCACATCGAATAATTGTCGCTGTGGAAAATATAGAAAGCAGCACCCTTCTCCATAGTTTCTTCTGCTGCCAAAAATGCAGCCGACAGGAAATCCCGGAACTTGTCATTGTCCATTTTGTCGTTCTTGACCGTCAGCCCATCCGTTCTATGCTTTCTCTTGCTCATCATAGCAGGACCTTCGTAACCATAGCCAACATTGTATGGAGGGTCTGTAAGATACAGATTAACCACTTGCTCCCCCATAAGGAACTTGACCTGCTCTGCATCCGTGGAGTCACCACACATAAGGCGATGCTTTCCGAGTTGCCACAGTTCGCATTACTTGCACCGCTGTGGTATTTTCTCTGTATCCTCATCGAACTCATCGTCCTTTGCCTCCTTCTGATCCTCGTCTGCCTGCTCTCCATTTTTCAATGAATCAGGACTCATCCACCCTTGCAGCTGCCAGTCTTGAATACCCCAGTCCTTCAAGAGGTCGGTATTCCACTGATTCGCCAGTGCATCGGTGTCCCAGTCTCCGAAGCCAGCATTATCCTTGATGATGAATTCTTTCTTCTGCGCTTCCGTTAGGTCGGATGCCTTGACGATGGTTGCAGTTGGCTGCTCCTGCCACTGGCTCCAGTAGTTGGCGATTGCCAGCTTCTCTGCATCGGTCAGCCGCTGGTCTGTGTCGAGAACATCCATGATGGCTTCGGGTGTCATGCTCACGATGTGGCAGAGTGCCCTCGTTCTCATATTGCCACCCAGTGCCTTGTAGGTTTCGTCTACGACTATAGGGCGAAGCTGGAGCATCTTAGGAAATACAAGAATGCTCTTTACCAGCTTTTGGAAATTCGCCTCTGTTATGGTTCTTGGGTTCGCTTCGTTCTCGCTGACCCTTGATAGTGCGATTTCTTCTGTTTTCATTTTCTTCTTGTTTTAAGTTCGAAATTTGTGCTTATCTTATAAACACTTCGGCAAAGATACGACTTTTTTGCTTTAGTTGTTTGTTCTTTGCACACTTTTAACTTTTTCCAACACTTCGTTTTATCTTATCCATCAAAGGCTCTGATGGTCTTCTGCAGGGTTGTCTGCGGTTTCTTCGGCATCACTCTGACCGGGTATCCTGCACAGACCCACGCGAGGAGAAGTGCGTCTCTCTGGTCTTGGTTCATTCTCGGCATTTTTTCTCCTGCGCTTACAAAATAAGCAATTTCATCCTGCGTGATTTTTCCGTCTTTACCCTTCCAGCACTTCTTCAGTGGCTTGATGATTTCGCAGGGGATATTGTAATGTTTGCAGCACTCGACTATCAAGATTCCGGTCTGATGGTTCATTCCGGTAGAGCGTCCGATTGCTGCTGCCTTGACTGCTGTCATGAAACGATTAAGCACATGCCAGTTGCTTTTGTTGAGCCAGCCGCCTTCAATAACGACCTTAATCTTCTTGCAACTCTCGTTCATTGCCTTAAGGTAATCTATCAAAGCTGGGAAGTTCATTTTATAAGCGAGAAACTTCTTGTCGTCAAAGACTGCTCCAACTCCGCTTTCCTGATTGTCGGGGTCGATTCCGATTATAACTGTTCCTTTTTCCATTTTTTTCTTTAAAGTAATTATTTTGTTTGAATTTCACGCATAAGCGTTTATTTTGTTTTGCTGGTGTAGTTTATTATCCAACACCCTTTACGTGCGCATATACGTGCGCACATGCGTTATTATCCCTATCTTTCCCCTACCCCTTTCTTTCCCTTCTTTTCGGTTGCGATAGAGAAAGCTGGCAGGGATTCCGGAAGTTGTGCCTGCGCTTGCAAAATAAATGAATAACAAAATGAATATGTTGCAGGGTTCTTCCTTCTTCCACCGCCAGCCGAATGAATAAAAGCATAATTTTCTAACGATTTCTTTTTCTTACTTCTTCATGTACCACCTCGCTTTCTTTGTTTGTTGTCAGACTTCGGGAGATGCGTTTCCGGCTCTCATATCGTAATTTCAAGATGTTATAAGTTTATTTGTTTTGATATTAGAGCCTATCTCCTTCTGTCCTCGCTGGTTAATAACTCTATTATTGAACTCACGACCGATTATTCTTTTTTGTTCTCGAGCAGCCATGCCAGATGCGCTGCCTGCTGCGGATTCTTGAACAGGGATAGAGCTTTCTCTACGTCCGGTTTCTTCCTCTCACGCATCGCTCTGTCGGCTACCCGGTTCTTCGTACCGTAGTTCCGGTAGTGCTTACTCCAGTACTCCTTTTGATACGCCCGGTACTTCTCACGGTTTCTTTTCCTCCACTCCTTCGTGGCTCTGAGGATCTGTTCCCGGTGTTCCTGGTAGTACGTTTTGTTCTTCTCCCTTGTTGCGAAATCGCTCATTGCATTCAAGTATTACCTGATGTTCTACATATTGCTTGCGCTCCGGGCAGTATATGCCATTTATGCAGTTTCGCCCGGAATCGCAAGCATTGCATAATTCACTCGCCATACGTCAGAATGGCAGGTTCTCAATATCGTAGTCGGTGAAGGCAATATTCTCGTGCCCCTCGAATGGGATGCAGCATGCGAATCCCGATGGCTTTCCGCTTTTGATAGACAAGACTTCATATCTAAAATTCGCTCCCTCTCCACGGTCACGAACAAATAACGCTGGAATCCACTCGCATTCTTCTTCATCCCTTACCAGCACCTTGTCAAAGGTCTTGAAGGCTGGCTGCTCCTTCCCATTCTTCCAGATGTCGTAATGTTTGTTGAACAGTTCGACTTCGTTCTCTGTCGCTTCTCGAAGTTCCTTGTTAACGCTGATACGCAGGTCGAAGGTTTGGTCGGTCACGAACTTCTCGTTCTCGATTTCGTACTGGTTTCCGAATGTCAGCGTATCTTCGCTTTCGTTCTTGTCGATGAGTTCACCGATGATTGTCAGCTCTCCGTCCTCATCGTCCTCGTTGAAAACGTAGAGTTTGCCGATTTCAAACGTAAGTTTCGCTGGCTTTTCTATCTCCAGAGTTTCACGGTTCAACTTGCCGCCCAAAAATTTCTCGATAGTGTTGATGTAGGTCTTGGCTTCATCATCGCTAACTTTCCTAAACGTAAAAGTTACCATTTCGGATTGTTCTTTGCTATAATCTTCGAAACATTCTTTCCACAGATAATGCTTGCTCTTAAACATTGTGTAGCGATTATCTTTAAACCCTTCAAAGATAACATGTATGTCGTCATCTCTATGAACAAGCACGTCTCCCTTCTTGAAGAACTTGCTCCAATCTCTCATTTCTTTCGAAGGGAAGAGAAGAACTTCTCCTTCTTTAGAGACTTTTCCGTTCTTGTCAAAAAAGTGTTCTCTTCCATCTTTGTCCTCAGTCCAGATTGCTTTCGCACTGTCCTTGTCGTTTGCCATTCCACTATGCCACACCTTTCCGCATATTGGCGTGTACAACTCTGTACCGTACTCTTCATCTTTGAGTATATCATAAATATCGATTTCGTCCTGTTTCATAATCTTTTATTTTTATGTTTATAACTTTACGTGTCCGAGTTTCTTGTATAGTTCAACAAGTTCCTTGGTATTGAGCCAGAAGTCGGTGTTGCCAACGTATACGTGATGTCGGTGTTCATCTGTGATGATTTCAATCTTTTTCATTTCTTCTTACTTTTCTGAATGTGTCTGTAACTATCATCAAAGAATTATCTTCTTCGTTGTATACAAGGTCATTTGTGATATATCCCAAGTCATCAACAACATCTATATTACCAAACTGTTTCTTGTGAGTTTCAAGAAGTTTTATAAATGCTGATATTTTCATCCCTCAACCTCCTTTCCAAAAAGTTCCTGCTGTGGATGAATGATGTCTGCTCGCTTCTTCTTAGCCGCCCAGAGAAGGAGTTTGGTGTTCTTGGTTCCAGCATTCTTCTCGAGGTCTCTGATGATGTAGGTCAAAGCGTCTTGAACAGCTTCTTTCTCATTACCGTAGAAGATGCTGAGAGCGTCATATCTACTCGGGTAGCCTGCCGGGCTGTCGTACCAATGCTTCCCTTTTTGAATGCTGTAGCCCCATATCCAGCCGAACTGTGTATTGGCGGTCATTACCTTCCATCCCCAGTTGTCTGAACCCTCTACGGCATACTCGATTACGTGCGGATTGATGCAAACATCCTTGATGTTGTATTTGAAGCCTTCATGCTCTGCGACCGGCTTCTTGATGTCGTAGCTGTTTTCGGTCAGCCATTTGCACCAATCGTTCGATGTCTTGAATACGAGCCCCGCGGCTCTGCATTCGTGAAAAAACAACTCATTCATGGCTTTCAATCTCTATAAAGTGACAATCGGCGCAAAATGCACAAGCGCAATACTCGCCCAGTTCCTCGGCATCAAGGGCACACACATCGCAGCCACTTTCATCACGAGTATCATCCTTAACTCTGAGAACCTTGCCTTCTACATTCAGAAGCGTACCATCCTCGAAATACTTGCCCATTTCGTCCGGTTCATTGATTACAATTAATTCTTTTGCCATAATTCTTTCGTTTTAAGCGTTTAAAATCTGTTTGCCTTACAATTTACCGTTCTAAGCGTAAAAACGGCTCAGAGCGGCTTATTTTACCCTCATTCGTTATTTTTCGGGCTTCCAGTCGATGCCCAGCCGCTGCAGAACTCCCTTCTCGTAGTATCTTGTCAGCGAATCCTTGGCTGGCTTGTTGTTCGGGTTCTTCTTCAAGTCTGCAAGGTTCTGCTGGATTACCCACCGGAACTTGCTGTCTTGGCTCTGCTGGCTCGCTGGCTGCTGGTGCTTGGCTTGCTCGTAGAGTTCCCCGATGCTCGGTCTTGCCGTTGCCGAAGGATCCTGCGCCCTGGCTTCTGCCGATTGCGGCTGCTGGCTTGCTGGCTTGGTGTTGTCGTAGTTGCCTTCCAGCACCTTCGGAAAATACTTCCTTGTCATTACCCAGTCGTATGATGCCCAGGAATGCCCTGCGTTCAGATAGTCGCTAGCCATAGCCTTGTCGATTGCTAGGTAAATCTTGGAAATATCTCCCTTGCAGTCTTTGAGCCTTCCCCTGATTGCTTCCTTACGGTTTTCCGTCATCAGCGTCAGCCTTCGCATTGCGCTGTTGGTCTTGTCGTGCTGCTCGTTCCAGTAGTCCTTGATGGCTGCGTAGTCGATTTCGCCTTTCTTGGATTTCTTTTTCTCAGAACTTTTTTGCGGTTCTTCTGCAGCGCAAACGTTTTTCCGAGAAAAACTTTGCATAGAAGCTTCTTTAGAAGGTTCTAATATATTTGTTTCTTTAGAAACATCATTATCACTATCATTATCACTATCATTATCATTATCATAAGGTGAACGTTCGTGCACGTTCGTGTTATTTTCGCACGTTCGTGTTATTTTAGCACGTTCGTGTACGTTCGTGTTCCCTGCTTTTTCTCTTGCCTCTCGCTTTTTTCTTTCTCTTTCAAGTGCAATCTGTCTGTTTTTCTCACACTTGGCTTGATACTTGTCTTGATTGCGCTCGATATTGTCTTTGATAAAAGCAAAAGCCATACGCACGACTGGTTCGAGACTTATAGTCTCCCCATCCCTTGCGTAGAGAAATATCGCTCTCGTCAGTTGCCCGAGTTGTTCATCGGTCAGCCCCTCGATAAGAGCGTAGTATGATGTGTATAAGATGAATGAATCGTTCATGATGCTTTATTCTGATAATGATAATTTCTTTTCCAGCTTCCGTTTTAAGACTGTAGCCATACGGATTTTGTTCCGCTGGCTTGTGTCGGTCGGTGCTGTCACTTTCCCACCTAGGGAAATATAATTCTCCAGTTGGGAAATTATATTCCTTAGGTCGGTTTTTGATATAGAAACAGCCATAAGCCCTGCCTTTACTTAATGAGCAATCTCCGTGCTCCCTGCACCTGCTTGATGTAGGCAGCGCATTCCTCGGGATGGTCTGCCTGAAAAGCCTTGGCATCGAACTTCTCGCTTGCCTTTGGTGCTTTCCACGTTGCCAGCGTCCGTCCGTTTCCGTCCACGATGCTCTCAGCGTCACCAAAGAAAAGTTTCAAGTTGTCCTCGATCTCCTTCTGTCGGTTCTCCAGTGCCTTGCCCTTCTCCTTGATTTCCTTCAACTCGATGAGCATATCCCCGATTTCTGCTGTGGCTTCAATCTCCTTTCCTGCCTTGTGCAGTGGCGACTTTAAGAGAACGTCTTGTGCGCTGTACGCAGGTGGTTCTTGGTTGCCCACGATGTAGTCAAGCCAGAACTTGGTTATCTCGTCCCTCATCCATCCGAAGAATTCGGGGTCGAAATCGATGTCACGGTAGCCGAACTCCCTGCCTGCTGTCAGCCAGGCAAGTGCTCCATCCTTGTATTCTCCCACTCCGAGGTTCATCTGAAGCTGGCAGAACCAATGTTTCGGCAGGTCATCTGCATCTATCTGCATCTGCGTTGTCTTGCACTCGAGGATGCTCTTGCTCGCTTCGTTGTGCGTTGCCCCGGTTCTCCAGAAGGTGCGGTCAGGAGATACTCTCAGATAAGGAGTATCGGTGTTCGTGATGGTGTAGTCGTCCGTGCTCGCCTTGATGATGTGGCAGTGGCTCTCTCGCTTGAAGAACTGCGCCACGGCATCCTCCAGCAGGTGTCCTGCAACCATCGCAAAGTTCTCAACCTTTGGTGGGTCGATGCCCTTCTTGCGTCTCCATAACTGGTATGGGGTCTCCCATGGGTTCAGTCCCAGTACTGTGCCTGCCTCTGATGCACCTATTCCCTTAGAGCGGTTCTGCAACCACTCCTCTCTGCTTTTATATTTAATTATCTGCTTCATTGTCTTTTATTTTTATGTTTGCGGTATAATACATTTTCGCTGCTCCAATGATAAGCTGACGAACGAATTCATCCCTCTTCATTGAATGCACAAGTCCACTTGCGAGGATATCGGCTTTTCCGGAATAGGCAATATGGAAATCGAAGCCTTTGCCACCTTCTTCGCTTACATCCCCATTATCTTCTGCTGCAATCTGTAGAAAATTTCTTTCTTCCTCGTTTTCCTCGACCCATGTCTTGTATGCCTTGGCGGTTCTGTCAAAGTACTTGTCGATGGTGCTCTTGTGTTCTGATTGTTTTTCTTTTTCTGCCATAATTTTTTACTGAATGTTTAATAGTTGCCACGGCTTCCCTTGGTAGGTTATGATGGGAGCCCACCCCATAGGTTGTGCCGTGGCGGTTCGGGCAAACGTTATAACTTTATAAACTAAACTACTTCTTCGCTGCTGTGCCAGTCTTTCCTTGGCTGCGGCTCATTGCCTTCTCTGCCTTCTTCTGTGCGCTCTCGGCTGCTGCCTGCGCCTGCTGTGCGATGGCTTCCTGCTGCTTTGGCTTTTTGAAGGTCTCCTCCACTGTGGTCGTACCTTCCTTGATGGCGTTGTACACACCAGCCAGCTTCTGAATGTCCTCTGCCGTTACTTCCTCGGCTGATTTCTTGCCCAGGTATTCCAGCAGCATAAGGTCTGTTACCTGGTACACTTGGAAGCAGGCTACGCAGCTCTTCCACTGGCTCTGTACGCCAGTCTGCTTGATGTGCTCAAGTGCCTTTGCCTGCACTTCCTTCACCACGCTTGCAATCAATACCTGCGGCACGACCTTGCAGATTGCGTTACGCTGGGCGATTGCAACGGCTGCATTGCCAACTACAACCTGCATATCCTGCGAGAAGGTGTAGCCCTTCGATGTCAGAATGCTGCGCTTCACTTCTACAGAGTAAGCCACGTTGCTCTCGAGGTCGTGGCAGACGCCTTGTGCCGTGATGGTCTTTCCATCGTTTGCGATGATGCGACCCGCGATGCGCAGGTTCTTCCAGCATGCGGAAATGATTTCCGTGAACCTAACACTAGGACCCTCAATAACCGATACTTGACCATCCTTGCCCTTGCGCTCTAGGTGATAGAAGCAGTTGTATGCCACATCATCGTCCATGGCTGCCAATGCTACCATATTCTGCTTGCATTGCATGATGTCTCTCGGGAACTTGTGCGCTGTTGCAATCTGTCCGTCAATCTCCGAGCGGTTGATGGCTTCCAGCATTTCGCCACCGCTTACTTGAATAATTTCATTTTCCATAATTCGTTCTTTTTATTGTTCAACTTATTGTTCATTAACTCTAGTGGAAGGCTGGGGATTCGAACCCCAGTTGATTGCTATGCCACCCTTGCCAGCTGCCGAGGGATGCCCTTCCGTTGCAGGGCGCACGCTGTCGTTTCCGCATACAGCATGGTAAAAACAACTAATTTTAGATAACCTTGAAAAATGAGTTTTGCGTGCGCCCTTTGCCCTGCCGCTGCAGGGAGCCATATAATAATTGTTTAACATCGTAATCAAACCAGTTGAGCCATAAGGCTGTCGAGCCTGCTTTCCTCGAAGGCGTCCATCGGGTCTTGGTCTGCGTATTGGCTGTTCTCCTCCAGCCAGTCGTCCATCACGTCCTGATAGTTGACGCAGCCCTCGATAGCTTCCTCTAGCCGCTCGCTGTCGTTGTTGCTATTCTTGTGCGTCACGACCGCTATGTTCCCGGTTCTGTCGCACCATACGCAGATATTGCCTGCCTTGGTTTTAATATCTACCCTTGCAACCGCTGGTCGCTGTGGATCACGGTCTAACTCCAGCCAGATGGCATCGTACATTGCCTCTTCGCATTGTTTGATAATTCTTGGTTCCATACGCTCTTACCGTCTGATTAAATAGTTAAAGAATGTCAGACGTGCGTCCGCAAGCGTCTGCTTGTTGAACTCGCTCATAGGGAGCACCGGAACTCCGTCCAGTGAAAGGCAAAGCATATTGTCGAACTCCCTTACCTGAATGCGTCTTTCCGCTTCCTTCATGGTTGCCAGTCGCTTGTTGTCCTTTCGCTCCTGCTCCCACTTGGCGGTAAGCTGCTTCGCTTTTTCGTAGGCATTCATCATAGGGCAATCCTCCAGACTTTTTTAATCTCGCTGCCCTCGAAAACCTTGCGGTTGTCGATTCTGCGGAACTTGACCTTAATCTTACCAGCCTGCAACCATCTGCGCAGGGTGTTGCGATGGATGCCCAATACCTTGCAGGTCTCTGTCATGGTGTATCTGCCTGCGTCAGCTACCTTTGGTTCTTCGTTCGTCATAACTAAGCCCTCCAAAAAATTAAAGTTACTAATACGATGGCAACTGCCAGGGATAATACTTCGTCACTTGTAATAATCTCGATAAACTTCTTCATACGCTCTGAATGTTTAATGGTTCTACTTGATTACTTGCGCACGGCTGCACGTCTCTTCTTTGGTGTTATCAATCCAGCCTTAATGAGGATAACACGCACGTTCTGCTGGGTGCAACCAACACGCTGTGATACTGCGAGCATTATTCTGCTGTCTGAGGTCTCGGCAGGTGCTTTTGCTCGGAAATCTGCAAACATCGCTATGATGTTCTTCTTTCTTTCGTCCTGCTGCTTCTGCAACGGTGTCCGAAAATCATAATTAAAATTTTCTCCCATTTTCCTTTGTATTTTAAATTATTTTGTTTATCTTTGCCAAAGAGTTTTTAAACTCATTGTGTAATTCGGTTACAAAGATAGTTTAATTCAGTTTAATATGCAAATAAAACACAGTAAAACTGCATTATTTTAACTTGTTTTAATTCTATTGTAAACTATTTTACATTATTTTAAATTAGTTTGATATGAATACAAATGAAGAAGTAATAAACAGAATTACAGAAATTAGAAAGAAGAATGGGCTATCCATCAACAAGTTGGCGGATAAATGTGGAGTAAATTCCGCAAACCTTTCGAGGTCTTTAGCAGGCAAAGCTTCATTGTCCGACCGTGTAATTTACAAAATCGCCCACGCTCTGAACGTCTCGGTTGACTGGCTGGAAAATGGTATTGAACCAATGTTCTCCCCTACGGTCGCCAGTACTGCCGATGTCGGTGAAGGTATTACTGGTTCAAACGTTTCTCAGTCAATAGGTAGTGATGCTGCCTTGGCTGCTGAGAATAAACTGCTGCGAGAACAGAATGAGTTCCTGCAAAGTCAAGTTAAAACCCTGCTTGCCATTGTCGGGCAGAAATAATTTAGTAACTTTGCAGCGCAATGTGGATAGAAAAATTAGGCTCGTACTTCGTTGATGTGTCGAAATACATCTTGACTGGTGTCGTGATTAGTTCGCTATTCAAGGATTTCGAGGATAAAGTATTAATTTATATAGTTGGAATCGCCCTAGCCTTCCTCTGCCTGGTCGTGGGTCTCATACTCAGCAACAAAAAGGATGGAAAGGGCAAAAAGGAAAAGGAGAAATAAATTATGGGAGTATATTTAGCTTTCTTGTTTGTGGGAGTGCCTTGTATGGCGTTCCTCGCATTCTGTCTCACTGGAAACGGAAAAAAATGGCTTAGACAAAATAACTTGCTTTAGCCTATGGATGCTTTTTTGTTATTTAACGTGATGGCATTGGGAATGACCATTGCATTCGGTATTTTCTTGAAATCAAAGAAAGGTCAGAAGTGGCTGCGTGAATTATAAGGTATGGTCAGTAAGTTAATTAAAGAGCACGACCGCAGGACGCTGCTTGCAACGTATCTGTACGGTGTCTCCAATCTGTTTATAAGCGGAACGGGTATCGGTGGTTTCTCTCCATTGATTACTGGCGATGAGATAGGATTGTATAATATCCTTTTTATTGCCTTCGGTGTCATAGCGTCATTCGCCTTCGCTTATTTCGCTAATAATGTAATGAAGTATAATAATTCAAATGTTTAGATTATGGAACTAGCAACTTTATTTATGTTCATAGGTGCGGTTATCGGCACAGGTCTCGTGATTTGGTCTAAGACGAAATCTGGCGAGAAATGGTTGCGTGAACTTTAGTTCTCGCTCCAGGTACAATATCAACTAAAATTCTAAGTAACGATGAAAGATGAGGATTTCATAGAGCGGAAGGAGAAGGTTCTTCTTGCCGCTCTCGGTAAAAGCTGGCTATGGAAAGCCAGCAGGTTGATAATAGGCATCATCCCTCCAGTGGGTGCGTTTGTGATGCTGGTGCACTGCACCCTGCTCTCGTTCGGCATTCGGGTAAAACTCACGGAGTGGATATTCGACTGCTCGCTCTTCGGCTTCATCGCCTGGATCATCGTCAGTCTAGCCTATGGGTTCTGCTGGGTGCATCGGGCGTTCTCTACCTACAGAGTGCTGATTTCGTTCTGCATCGACTTCCAGCGTTCCTTCGGGTTCGGTGTCTTGTGCCATCCGCTCTATCTGCTGATGGTCGCCCTAGGACTGCTTCTCTTCTTCATCTTCATCAAGAAAAAGGCTTGGAATGAGTTCTACGAAAGAAATATTAACCATTTAAACGAAAAGTAATATGAAAAAGATAATAATGTTATTCGTGCTTGCGCTTGCGTGCGTGGGTGTGCGTTCGCAAACACTTTTATCTAGGAGTTATGACGTTTCTCCAGTTATTAGCTACACCGTTTTTGAGCCGCAAAAAGACACGGTGTATTACTGGCAGATAAACAATGTTAATTCAGCCAAGATGATTGAATCTTTCTATCTTAGGTTTCGTGGAAGAAACGAACTGCAAAGAACGCTCAAATTTCTTGTCTCACTTGAAGGTGAAGAAAAGGGTAGGACTTACAGGCTTGACGACACGATTGACGGAAACGAGGTAACAACTGGAAAGGTAGAAGGTTTCCTCTTTATCCCATCCGCAGAAGGTGTTACCATCGAAAACAAAAAAGGGTTTCTTCCATCCTCATCATTCTATACCTACAAAAGTCTAGCTGATGTTGCCAAAGGTGGCTTTGATGAAATTAAAAGAAAGAAACAACCTCGGCAATTCTTGTTTGAATGAAGTATCTTAGCGTTCTTCTCGCCTACGAGAAATATTTGCCAGTGCTAACCCCTTCCGAGGTGGATGGTCTGCTGGCTTCTCGTCCCTCGCTGGCTCAGTTGCAGGACTGGTCGCAAAGATTGAATAACCACCGGGCAAGGCTGGAAAGCGTTTTCAGTCGTGCCTACAAAAAGATAAAATGAATATGGAAGATAAAAATCTGATGTCCGCTGATGTGGATATAGTAGTTCGTTTCTTCTCTGCCATCGACCGCCTGAAGGCTGATGGTTGCATTGGCGGTCTGAAGACAATAACCGACCGGTATGGTATCAACCGCTGGAACATCATGTCCCTGCGTGAAAAGCCTACCGAGTACTACGGTCGCTTTCGTCCGTCTTGGGTTCAGTTCCTAGTCCGTGACTACCACATCAGCCCATACTGGCTGCTCCTTGGCTCTGGGGAGTTTTATGCAACTGGCTTCACGCCCGAAATCGTGAAAAACCTGAATAAAAACTGCACAAGAAAAAAGCAGTCTGCATAAGTTTTTAGTTTTCAATTATTTAGAACATACGTTATGATTTTAAGTACAACT